TTATGGAATATATTATGGATTTAAATGAATTACAAAATGAAGTAGATCGTGATTTGAAAATTGATGATACTGAATTAGATTTAGAAAGTATCAGAACCCCACAGTTGCACAACAAATACCTTAAGCATTATACTAAATATTCTTTGCAATACAAAAAGGCAAGAGATGAGTATAAGAGTTTATATAAATTTAAGTGGGAATACTATACTGGTAAATCTGATCCTGAAGTTTATCAATCTCAACCATTTGATCTGAAAATACTCAAATCTGATATTAATATTTATCTAGAAGCTGATGCAGAATTGCAACAACAAGATCAAAAAGTTGAATATTTAAAACAGGTTGTAAATTATCTAGAGAGAGTATTGAGGGAAATTAATAATCGAAACTGGAACATTCGTAACGCTATCGAATGGAAGAAATTTTTACATGGTGAATAATCATGCCAGTTTCACTTGAGAAGTTTAATGAGGTTTATCTCCGTGTTAAATGTGAGCCAGCTATTGCAAAAGAACTCTCAGAATTCTTTACCTTTGAGGTACCGAATTCACGATTTATGCCGTCGGTACGAAACCGTATGTGGGATGGTCGCATACGTTTATTCAGCTCTGCTACTGGTAAAATATACCTGGGACTACTACCGTATGTCCGCAGATTTCTTGCAGAAAACGGACACAAAATCGAATACGGAGAAGGAATAGCTCCACCTCGACAATTAGACAGAGACCTGACAGTTAAGTTTGTTAGAACATTAGAGAAAAAAGATTTCAAAGCCAGAGATTATCAGATAGATGCGATACACAATATACTTGAATCTGATAGGGGACTTATTCTTTCTCCTACTGGTTCTGGCAAATCATTTATCATATATGCTCTAACACGTTATTTCGTTGAGAAGTTAGATCACAAAAAAACTTTGATAGTTGTTCCTACTACCGGACTAGTAGAACAGATGTATTCTGATTTTGCAGATTATGGATGGTTTCCTGATGAACACTGCCATAGAATTTATGCAGGTTCAAATAAGGAGACTCCGAAAGAAGTTGTAATTTCTACATGGCAATCTATCTATAAACTAGACAAAAGATACTTTAGTCAGTTTGGAGCTGTGTTTGTAGATGAGTGTCATCTTGCAAAGGCCAAATCTTTAACTGGTATAATGACCAAGCTCCATGATTGTAAATATCGAGTAGGGACGACCGGTACATTAGATGGGACAGAAATTCATCAATTAGTATTAGAAGGTTTGTTTGCCAAGTGTAAACAGGTGACTACAACTGCTGAACTCATCAAGAGGAAAGAATTATCTAATTTACATATCACCTGTTTAGTTCTTAGACATCCTGAACAGCATATAATGTTGATGCGAGATAAAACATATGCACAAGAAATGGAATACATTTCCACAAACAGAGCTCGCAATCTATTCATTTCAAAGTTAGTCGCTTCACAGGAAGGTAACACACTTGTACTCGCTCAGTACATAGAAAAACAATTAGTTCCTTTATGTCAAATGATTATAGAAAGGTGTAAAGAAAACAGAGAAATCTATTTGATATACGGAGCTACACCTACTGATGATAGAGAAAAAGTAAGATCATTAGTAGAACAAAATGAAAATGCTGTTATCGTAGCTTCGTATGGAACATTCTCTACGGGTGTAAACATTAAACGAATACATAATATTATTTTTGCTAGCCCATATAAATCTCAAATAAGAGTGTTGCAATCTATTGGGAGAGGGCTCCGCATAGCAGGTGATAAAAAACAGCTCAATTTATTTGACATTAGTGACGATTTAAGTTATAATAATAGACAGAACTTTACATTAAAACATTTTGGTTCTCGGATAGAAATTTATAATCAGGAAGAATTTGATTATGAGATCATACCGATAACCTTAAAGTCATAAATATTAGTATGCCCGAAGAAGAAACAACTTCACCTCATATGCTCAATCCTTTTAAGATCATCAAAATGATCAATGGGGATGATGTCATATGTAAAATCGCTGAAGAATATACAGATGCTTTTGTTATAGAATATCCAATGTCTGTTGTTAAACAGCAAACATTTGATAATGAACACAGTGTAGTAGAGCATACTGGACTCCAGCGGTGGATGAATTATACCCATGATGCTACAATTGTAATAATGAAAGAGAAAATTCTTTCATTGGCTAATTTAGCTCCAGACGTTAAGATGTATTATAAACATCTCCGTAAACGTATTGAGTTTGAAGATAAACAGAGTCCTACATCAGAAGAAGATGCGATGGAAAAGATGCAAGGTAATATAGATAGACTAATGAAGATTATGGGGAATGAAGGTGAAGCTAAAGAACTTATAGATGAAGGTGATGGATCTAATGCTATTCCATATACACCTATGGATAAGTCTAAACTACATTAGTGTATTCTATCTCTCTCGGAGATACTGCTGTTAAGTTTATCACAGAAATTAGATTTTGTCAAGAGTAAATGGGATTATTTTTTTATCTTGACAAATGACTTGAGGTGTGTTATTATTAAGATGTCTTAAACATATAAAGAAGGCATTTAATTTATGAAGAAGTATATATATTTGGCAGGACCTATTGCAGGATGCACAGAGGAAGAAGCAACTGAATGGAGAGATGAGGTGGTGAGTTTGTTACCGTATGGTATTATAGGTATTTCACCTCTCCGATGTGAACCTTTAGAAGAAGGTAAAACATATACAGATGAAGATGCCACACCAAAAATGTGGTCTGATCCTCGTGCAATTGCAACAAAGAACTGGTTAGATACTGAATCTTGTGATTTGGTTTTAGCATATTTACCAAAAAAACTTAATGATAGACGACCTTCATACGGTACTACTATAGAGATCGGTTGGGCTATTGGTTTGAGAAAACCGCTGATAGTCGTTTCAGATGATGAGTACTTGATGAAACATCCTCTAATTAAACATAACGCATCATGGCGTTTGGATAATTTAGAAGATGCAGTTGAAGTTATTATGGGTTTGTTTGGAGATTATGTAGGCTAAGTTCGACACTGAAGGTCCTCCGTTAGGAGAACTCCATGGCTGATGCAAAAAAGAAAGTACACTATGTAAATAATAAACAGTTTTTAGAAGCGATTGTAGAACGAAAGCAGCATTTACGAGAAGCAGAAGAATCAGGTGATCCTAAACCACAGATTACTAATTATTTAGGAGAATGTATCCTAAAGATCGCTAATCATTTGTCTTATCGTCCAAATTTTATCAACTATACTTATAGAGATGAAATGATTTCTGATGGTATTGAGAATAGTCTCCAGTATATAGATAATTTTGATCCTGAAAAATCAAAGAATCCTTTTGCGTATTTCACACAGATTATTTACTTTGCTTTTATTCGTAGAATAACCAAAGAAAAGAAGCAGCAGAAGATTAAAGATAGAATTCTTAGAAGGTCTAATATACAAGATATGATTGTAGTGCAAGAGCATGATGATGAGGCTGATTATCAAACACAGTATATTGAGTTTTTGGATAAATATTCTTTTGCTGATGATGACGATGATGATGATAATAAGAAGAAGAAATGAGAATAGGATTAATAACAGATACACATTTTGGAGGTAAGAATGATAATCTTTCCTTTTCATCGTTCCAAAGAGGATTCTACGAAGGAACTTTTTTCCCAATACTTGATAGGGAAGGAATTACAACGGTTATTCATTTGGGCGATACTTTTGATAGGCGGAAGTATACTAATTATAACACTCTTAAATTAGCCAAGGAGATGTTCTTTACTCCTATCTATGAGAGGGGTATTGAATTACATACTCTACTTGGCAATCACGACTGTTACTTTAAATCTACCAATGATGTAAATTCTATGTCACTTACCTGTGGGGAGTATCCTATACATCTGTATAAAGATACACCAGAGGTAATAAACTTTGATGGTCTTGATGTATTGATGACACCATGGATTGCACCGGACAAACACGCTGAATGTTTAAGACTTATATCTAAGGCTAAAGCTGATTTTGTAATGGGGCATCTTCCGTTACAGGGTGCAGAGATGTTAACCAATGTGTATTGTGATGATGGTATAGAGAGAAAATATTTCAAACGATTTGAACGTGTGTTTTCTGGACACTTTCATGTTCAACAGGATGACGGACACATTCGTTATCTTGGTGCTCCGTATGAGATAACATGGAACGATTACAACAGTAAGAAGGGCTTTCATATATTTGATACAGAGACTAGAGAGTTAGAATTTTATCAGAATCCTCATCGTCTATTCAAAAAGATATTTTATGATGACGGCCATAGCTGTGATGATATGATGAACATGGATCTTTCTGAATATGAGGGGTGTTATATAAAGATATTTGTAGTTCAGAAAAATGATTTCTATATGTTTGACAGATTTGTTGATAAGTGTTATAATGAAGGTAACTTTTTTGAATTAAAGATTGTAGAAGATTTCTCTGATTTGGATCCAGATTCTATTACTGATGAGGTGGTAGAGGTGGGTGAAGATACTATGGCACTCTTAGATAGATACGTTGAAGAAATTGATAGTGAAGCTATTAACAAAGGTAAATTGAAACGATTGTTGAAGAATTTATATGTTGAGGCTTGTGAGGTAGAATGATAAAATTTAATTCAGTAATATGGAAAAACTTTTTATCTACAGGCAATACACCAATAGAAATAGCTTTAAATAATTCTCCTTCTACTCTTATCATAGGTGATAATGGTAGTGGTAAGTCTACTGTGTTAGATGCATTAACCTTTGGCCTGTTTGGTAAACCTTTTAGGCGTATCAAGAAAGATCAGCTGGTGAATAGTGTCAATGGTAGGGACTGTACAGTAGAAGTTTATTTTGATATTGGTAAACGTAGATATCTAATCATTAGAGGTATTAAACCCACTCGCTTTGAAAT